GAACAAGCGTAACCCGGTAAAAATGGTTGTAAACTAAAGCAAATTTCTTAGACTTGGGAGGGGCCGGGGGTGTCTGACGCGCAACTGCCAGAACGGCAAATGAGCCGGAGCGACCTGCAGGATGTCGAAAGGGCAGTCAAGCAGGGGTGGGTGATTCCTCAGGCCGCGTTTTCTGAATTGCCGGAAAAGCTCTGGGAGATCGTAAAAAAAGGCAAGCCGCGTGAGGTGCTGCGGGCTGCAAATATTCTGAGGATGCTCAACGATGCCAACACCCCACACCTGCCCGCAGTGCACCTACACGCCACGCCACCACCGCCGCCACCAACTGCCCCAGAGGTGACGCATGACGACGACAATGGACCAGGAGCTGCGGGATCTGGAGAGCCTTCTGAGCGGATCCAGCGACTCAGAGCTATCTTGTCTGAGTACCAGCGAGCGGCAGGCGTTGGAGCAATTGTTGTCGAGCCGCCGGCAGCAGCAGCTGGACAGCCGGAGACAGGCGCAGGAAAAAGCGACGGCACACAAGCGGTTGGTGAATCGCGAGAAGGTGGCACGCCACCGGGCAGCCCTGCGGGAAATCGGCGAAATACCCGCCGTGGTCGACCCCGCAAAACGCGCGGAGTGTGACCGGTCGCTGCAGGTGTTTCTGGAGACGTGTTTCCCCGACGTGTTTCACCTGCAATTTTCTCAGGCCCATCTCGATCTGATTGCGGCGATTGAGCACGCCACGACGCACGGCGGATACGAGGCGTTTGCGTGCGAGCGAGGATTCGGCAAAACTCAGCTGTCCATCGGTGCGGCGGTGTGGGGATGCCTGACCGGCAGGGTTCGCTATGCGGTAATCATCGGCGCCAACGCCGATATGGCGACGGCTCAACGCGAGGGGATCAAGCGGCGCCTCGAGACCTCACCGACCCTCTACGACCTGTACCCCGAAATCTGCTACCCCATGCGGACACTGGCAGGCTCGCAGAAAAATTCCGCGACGTACCACGGTGAGCTGCTCCGGATCCGCTCCCGCCCCGATCTGGTATTGCCTCGCATCCCCGGCGCTCCGGGATCTGAGGCGGTGATATCGTGCACCGGTATCGATTCAGGATCCATCCGCGGGCGGTATTACGACCGGGCCGATGGAACTACTGTCCGCCCCGAGCTGGTCATGCTGGACGACCCACAGGACGACAACACAGCCCGGCAACCGAAGGAGGTGGAATCACGGTCCAAAAAAATCCGGCAGGCCGTGGCTGGCACGCGAGGCCCCGGCGAAAAATTGGCAATCCTGATGCCGTGCACAGTTATCGCGAAGCGAGATCTGGCGTATGAATTTACGGACCGCGACCAGCGCCCCGAGTGGTCCGGCCGCCGCATCCCCGCGATGCCTCGCATGCCTGACGATTTGCAGCGAGACAATCCGCTGTGGCACCACTACGACGAGTTGCGGCGTGAGGATTTGGCAGGAGGCGACAAGGCCCGCCAAAGAGCCACGCAGTTCTATCTGGACCACCGGGCCGAGATGTCCGCGGGCAGTGAAATCACATGGCCCGCACGCGTCGAAAAAAACTGTGTCGATGCACTGCAGGGGCTGATGGACAAATTCCTGAGCGATCGTATGTCGTTTCTGGCGGAGCAACAGCAGGATCCACAGGGCGAGGATGATCTGTCCGTGTATCTGGACTACGCCGGGATCCTGAGCCGCTACAACAAAATCAGGCCGGGACAAATCCCATCTCAGGCTGCAATTGTCCTCACAGGAATTGACGTTCAAGAGCATCTGCTGTACTGGACACAGATTGCATGGTCCAGCCAACTCACCGGGTGGATTATCGAACGGAGCACGTTCCCGCGGCAGCCTGTAGCCGACTTCCACCACCTTCGGCCGCCTCGCACAATCCACCAGTGGTGCCGGCAGAAATTTCCGCTGCAGCAAATGAGCTGGGAGGAAGAGCACACGGCCGCGATTGAGGAACTGCTGAGCACACTCCCAACGCCAGCCAGTGTGACCATGGGCCCAATCATGATCGACAACCGCTGGCACAAGGCTCAGGACGTGGTCCACCGCCTCGCATCTGATCCGCGATTTTCCGGACGCCTGATTCCCTCCGGTGGTCTGTTCATTTCGGGCAACGAAACGCCAATCAGCGCCCGCAAAATGCAGCCGGGATCCAAGCGGATTGACAAGTCCGTCGAGTGGTACACCAAACGCGAAGGCAGCAATCGCCGAATGCTGCTGTTCGACGCGAATTTCTACCGCTCGCAACTGCAGAAAGGGCTGTCGATGGAGCCCGGTTTGCCAGGTTCCATCACGTACAACGCCACGGCACCGGACACCATTCTGGCCAGCCACCTGTCCGCCAAAGTGGTGAAAAAGTCCACCGAAACGAAACGCGAGGTTGAGGTGTGGCAGAACAAGCCCGGCATTGATCAGGACCACTGGCTGGACTGCTGTGTGTTGTGTCGAGTGGGCGCGGAACTGGCAGGCTACAGGCCCACTGGCGAACGCAAAATCGAACGCAAAAAACGCCGGTTGACGCAAGCCGACTTGCTGGCAAATCTGGAGGCTCGCAAGTGACGAGGCAGGAACACGGATGCAATTTGCCCGACGAATGCGACCGCTGCGGATGCCCGCGGTTCACGATTGTTCGCCAGTACAAAACAAAGGGTTTTGTGAATGCGGTCTGGAAATGTGACTACTGCCACGCTATGACTAGGACAGCGACAAAAAACGAGTGGATAGCACAGAAGAGAACCGAGGAGGCTGCGGACAATGGAAATCGAAGACGCGGCAAACGCCCCCCTGAGAAGCGTAATTGGTGGTGAGACCATTGAGGAACACAACCTCAGAGACCGGATTGAATTTGAGCGGTGGAAAGCCCAGCAAAACGCAGCCGCAGAACTGCCAGACGGCCGTTCGATGATTCGCCGTACACGATTGACACACAGAAGGCCGTGAGACAATGGCACGCAAGAAAAACCGAGTGACGAAGCAGGCCGCACGGGTTCAAACCGAACGGCAGCGAGTGGCCCACGTGGTCGAGATTCAACGCGGGCAGCAGCAGTTAAACGCCGCGTTCGATTACGCTGAATTGAATCCCGAACTCAATGAGTTATTCGCACGCGCTAAGCACGAATCCGGACTCACCGGATACGACCGGCAAGCCCGCCGAACCCTGATTGACCGCAGCCGATATGAAGTGCTGCAGGCGAACAAATGGTTTAAGGGCGCCGCACGCGCTGCAGTCACATGGGTTATCGGACGTGGTCCATTCCTCGAAGTTAAGATTGCTGGCAACGCCGAAGCCGCCCGCAATGTAGAGTCACTGTTTAACCAGTGGTTCAAGCTGCGGCATGGCCCCAGAAAACTCCGCGTGATGTGCTGGGCAAAAATCACCGACGGCACCGGGCTTGCGATGATTACAACCGTTCCGTCGCCACTGCGAGATTTAACTGAATCTGTAAGCGTTAAAGACATAACGCTGAACTTTGTCCCGTTTGAGGAAGAGCAGATTCAGCAGCCGTTTGCGGATTTGTACGGCGAGGCATTCAACACTCGCTATCTGCTGGACGGCAAAGAGTTGGACAGTCAGGGCGAACCCGTCCGGTACTGGGTTCTGCCCTACCATCCAGCGGATGAGCCAACACTGAACCCACGGCCCGTGCCGGCAGAGTACGTGATTGACGTCTGGGACTGGCAGCGACCGTCACAGGGCCGCGGCTATCCCGAGATGGCAACGTCGATCGGTGACGGTCCCATGCTCCGCGTGTATGATCGGGCTGTTGTGGATGCTGCCGCAACCGCAGCAAAACACACAGTCTTAGTAGAAACAAACGTCGATCGGTTCGAAGATGGTGACGTGAATTTCGACGCCGTGGACCCCGGCGTTACGATGCCCATTGCCTACGGTATGCAGTCGTTTCTTCCTGCTGGCCACAAAGCCACGCAGATGAAGCCTGAACAACCCACGGCACAACATGCGGATTTCGTTCGCACGAATACCGCAGGGGCCGCCAGACCACTTGGCCAGCCCTCGCAAATCTCAACAGGAGACTCCGGCGGCATTAACTTTGCCGGTGGTCAGTTGGGCCGGCAGGATTACGAAGCGGACGTGGACATACAGCGGCAGGACTGGGAAACGCTATGTCTCGATAAACTGTTGGGCCACTTCCTGCAGGAAGCCGTTCTGCTGGGCTTAATCCCGCAGGATATCGCAGACCTCGCTGAGGTCTCGCATGAATGGCGATGGACGCGACGGCGGCACCAAGACACAAACCGCGAATACACTGGCCGGCAGAAAGCCTGCGGGTCTGGGTTAACATCACCAGCATTCTGGCAAGAGGACGACGGAGTCGACCCAGAGGAAGAGGATTTGGCCTCAGCCCGGTCTTATGGCCTGACGCTGGAGCAATTCCGCGAGGCGCGATTCCGGGCCCTGTTTCCGGATGCAGCACTGGCAATCTTAGGGCCCGGCTTAACGCCGCAGCGAACCGCACCAAACGCACAGAGAGGACAACAGGCAGATGCCACACAGAATCAAGCTTGAGGCTTCGTCACCCGTCACCATGCCGATTTTTGGCGGGCTCGCAACCCTCGAAACGATCGAGGCTGCCGGCGGCGCGAAAGTCCGAAAATTCAACCTGCTGGCATACACTGGCGGTAAGGCCTATATCCCCGGCCGCAGTATGCCGGTTGTGTTCGATTTGCAGTCGATGAAGCTGGTGGATGGTATGCCGGTCCCACTGCTGCTGGATCATGACAACACGCAGCCAGTGGGCCATGCAGAGTCAGTCAAAATCGGTGCCGATCAGATTACTGCCACGGGCTACGCCAGCGCTGAAACGGAGTGGCGCGACCGTGTTGTCATGAGCGCCGCCAACGGATTTCAGTGGCAGTTGAGTGTGGGCGTGGTGGTTGACCGATCGAATATCGTGGAGATTCCTGAGGGCCGTTCTGAAAATTTGAATGGACAGCTGTTGACAGGTCCATTTTTGCTCGCTAGGCATGCCGAACTACGCGAGATCACTTTTACCGCGACCGGCGCAGACGCTGGGGGTGCGGTTGCCAAATTAGCCGCAAGCCTCGACACACGGGAGTCAGACACAATGAAGTTTTCGCAGTACCTCGTTTCACTCGGTCTCACCGTGGCAATGCTGGGCGCCGACGCGCTGACAGCGATTCGGGCGACATGGCGAGCCGCCAACCCCGACGCCGAGGACGACGTTCCGGCACCGACTCCGGCAACGCCTTCGGCACCGGAAAATGCCACCCCGCCAGCCACGCCCCCAGCTGCTCCGCCGGCCACGCCTCCGGCTGCACCGCCGACACTGAGCCAGTACGAACAGGACGCCGCCGCACAGGTGCAGCGAGTGGAGCAGTTGACCGCGCTGAACGCCAGTCTGTCACCACCTCCGATTGAGGTGAGCGGGCAGCACACGCGATCACCAACCGATGGACCACTGAGCGGTTTGAGTTGGAAGCTCTGCGACGCAGACGCCCGCAGGCTCCGGCAGTCCACACGCAGAATCAGCCCGATCGAGATGTGCTGCAGGCATCGCTCGCAATCGCATTCGCCGACCGCTTGGGAGTCCGACCGGATCACCCAGTTTACGAATCCCGCGACGGCCGGATTTCACTGAACGCCAGCCTCCGCCGTCCGGTCAATGACTCATTCCGTCAGCGAGCGATGGACCAGGCCGACCGCTACCGCGGGCATGGCATGGTTGAGCTGTTTGCACACGCTGCCCGTCTCGGTGGTCAGGATCTGTCACAACTGGGTCACTGGAGGACCGACGAATGGCTGCGAGCTGCATTCTCCAGTACCTCCATCAGCGACATGTACACGCAGGCGCTGAACGCTCGCGTGATGGCGTCATGGGTGGAGCAGACCAGCGAGCTGATGCAGTTGGTCACAGAGTCCGACGTTCAGAATTTCATGGCCGCCGAACGCAAGGCGCTCGAATTGACCGGTGGGACTCCGAGACCGTTGCCGAATCAGGGTGTCGCCAAAGACATTACGATGTCGGCGAATGGCGAGCAGATCCGGGCGAAGATGTACGCTGACCGGTTCCAGTTCTCCGAACAGGACCTGATCGACGAACGCTTTGACACGCTTCGTCAGGCCGGAACTGTGATGGGCCAGCGAAGCCGCCGCCTGTTGTACGATCTGATTGCCTATGTGTTGATTGCCAACCCGACAATGAGCAACACTCGGGCGTTTTTCAACACGACCGACGGCAACCTGCGAACCAGCAAGGCACTGGACCGCACGAACCTGATCACCGGTTTGACGGCATTCGAGACGCAGCAGGAAAACGGTGTGAACATCGATGTCCGCCCGACTCACCTGATTGTGAGCCGTGCGAATCGATTCACCGCCGCAGAACTGCTGAGCCCATCCGCTCTGATCACCGGAGAGAACGCAACGCGAAGCTCGCTGAACGTCTTGGCCGGCCAGATCGGTGGCGTGATGTCCGACTCACGCATCGACAACGGATTTACCGACCCGACCGACACAGCAGACGTTCCGGCGACTGTTGCAGGTGTGCCCACCAGCTGGTGGATTGCAGACGCAACACAGCCGGCAATCGAGCTGGTTTACGTGGCGGGTCTCGGCCGTGTTCCACGCCTCCGCAATGGCCAGTTGGGCAACGGCCAGTTTGGTTTCTGGTACGACTGCAGCATGGCTGCCGGTATCGCTCCGGTCCGCCGCAAGTCCATTCAGCGTAACAACGCCTGATCACTCTGATACGTTGATTTTCCACGGCGGTTGAGGTCAAACATGAACAGTTATCTTGTGCAGCAAAGATTCATCGACAATGGCGTGACCCACGAAGTGGGCAACACTGCCGAATTCGATGACCTCCGCGCTGCACAGTTGATCAAATTCGGTTTGATTTCAGCCGCCGTGGCGGCATCCACTGACACTTCGGACGAGTCCGATGAATCGTTTGACCTCACACAGGGTGAGGCAGAAAACAACGAGGCTGACACGCAGCCCAAACGCAAGAGGAGTAAGTGATTATGGGCGCGACCGTCCACGGTGAATACTCGATCGTCGAAAACGTGACCGCCCTGCGAGCTGTCAGCAGTGGCCATTTGCACGAATGCCCCGACGGCAGAATCGGCTACTACGGTGGCACGCAAAACGTGGCCAGCGGTGGCGTGATTCCGGCACTCGAAACCGAGGTCACACTGAAGATTACCGCCGGAAACTTTGCTGCAATTGCAGCTGGTCAGCCGGCACGAATCAGCATGACCACGCAGAGCCTCGCACTGACCGGCACCGTGATTGGCACATACGTCAAAGACAAGCCGCTGAACGCCGCGTTTGGCGTGGTTGCACTGAACAACGCTGGGCAGCCGACGAACACAGCACAGATCCCAACCACGACCACACCGGCGCCGTGATTGACTGGCTGAACGATCGACAGATCAACCCCCCGCAGGTTGCAGCGCGAAAGCCTGCAGCCTGTTTTTTTCGAGTCACAAAATGAGCCGACGCACTGAAGCCGCAGCCCACGTCCGCATTAAGGCGGTTGCTGGCGAAACTGCGACGATCACGCGAGGCGACGAAACGATTGTTTCCGGCATTCTGATCACGCGAGTTTCAAGCCGCAAAAACCTGCAGTCAGTCGGCGGCGACTTTACGATTGACTCGAACGAACAACTCTGGATTATCGGGCTGGATGTCTGTGCTGAGGACCTCGAAATCGGGGATCAAATCACAGTCGATGAAATGGATTATCGAGTGTGTGAGTCGGTGACAACTGGCAGGCATTGGCAGTGGTGGAACAGCGATAACAGCGCGAAGGTCTACACGACGAGGCAGTGGCAATGAGCGGGCAGGAATTCGCAATCCGGATGACCGTGAAGCAGGCTAAAACCCTGTTCCTCGATCGTCCTGCGATCATCAGCCGACTCGATCGAGTTGCCCGGCGAAGACTCGCCACGTTCGGGGCCTACGTGATGAAGGTGGCTCGCAATTCACTCGAGCCGAAGCGCGAGATGCGAGCCGATGAACTGCCGCAGGAAATCAAGGACCTTGTGGGGCTTGAAAAGTTTGACCTCAAGCGCGACGAAAAAGGCCGAAGAGTCCCCGGTGCACGCAAACAAAAAGAGGCAACGCTGCGCGAGATTGTGCAGCCGTGGCCGTGGACCACGTCACGACCTGGACAGCCCCCGCAATACCGCAAGGACTACACGTACAGCGGCAAACTGTTCAGCCGATTTCGTGATTTGATTTTCTTCATTGTCGAGCCAAACCTTGCGTCTGTGGTTATCGGGCCGATCATTTTCAACCGGCAGGATACACCGGGACTCTTGGAGAACGGCGGCACCACGATGGCCTACCGGCCGCGATGGTTTGCCACGAAGGGTGTAGTTCGTGCAGCGTATGAAAAACAGCCCGTAAACGTGGCGCCACGTCCCTACATGGCGCCAGCATTTGATACTGCGATTGATCGAAAGATTCCGGCAATTTTCAGGGAGATTCTGTGATGGCATACAAACATGGCCTTCGTGGCAAATTTTACGTCTCGGCAACGCTGCACCAGGCAGGCACTTCGATCACTTGGAGCGAGGTTGATTTGACCGAGGCAATCGGGATGGAGGACAGCCGCGCGGTGGCTGATATCACCAACCGACGCGGGGAATTTGTGGTGCATGGTGTGGGCAAGCGGACGTTGTCCTACACGCTCAGTGTGACCTACGATCCGGACGACGCCGCACAGGCAATTCTGTGGGCCGCTTACCGCAACGGGACTCCGATTGCAGTGGCCGACATGGACGGCGGGATTGCAGTTGCCGGCAGTCGTGGCGTGTTCGCGGACATGGTTGTGACCAGTGCGCCAAAGCCTTCGGACTTGGCCGCATTCAACACGGTTGAATTTGGTTTGCAGCCCGCAGCTGTGAGCACATACCAGCCGACATTCAACACGATTGCGGCGCCGACAACCACAACCGTCTGATCGTCATTTCCAGTTTCGTAAACGCTTCACGGGGGAAGCATCATGAAACCAGTTCGTCACTGTGTGCAAAATCCGGACGGCACAGTCCAGTGGTTTACCGCTGTGCCGTTTATGACCGTCGATCAAGCCCGCGAACACGGGGCCGCAAAAATCGCAGACCCGAATTTCATTCAGCAGCAGATTGCTCAGGCGTCTGCAGTTGAACAGGGGGGCAGCGACAATGCCGATGGTTAAGCTCGCAAAGGGCCGTGAGCTCCAGTGTGAGGCTACGCTGGGGCTGCTGCGACGCATCAAACGCGTTCGCGGAATCGACCTGCTGAGTCGTGACGTCAGCGTGTTTTCGCAGTTCCTCAGTCACAGCGAAACCTGCTTCCCGGTGATCTGCGAATTCTACGGACTGCAGACCACTGAGCAGCAGGACGAACTGGCCGAAGTGGCCGTGGGATCAGACGTCGCCGCACTCATTCGCGGGGCAATCGAAAGCCTCCGGGATTTTTTCCACGAAAGCGGCGAACCAGAGATGGCCGCCGCATTGATGAAGGCGGTGGAGACGATGCAGGCAGCACGGATGACGCTGGCGAGTCGGATCACACAGACGGATCTGGCGAGCGAGGTAACGCGGGAGATTTTGACGATGGAACTGATCCCTGGGAATCCGTCTATGCCGCAGCCGGACGGCTCGGACTGAACCCCGATCCTCTCACCTGGCGGGAACTCGATACGATGGATCGGGCCCGCCGGTGCGAGGAGTGGGAACGGGTGTCAAATCTGATAGCGGTGGTTGTCGACACGAAAACACGAAAGCCTGGCAATCCATCGCGATTCAATCCGTACAAGACCGAAAAACCAAAGCCGCCGAAACCTGAGGTTAGTCCATTTCTGCGGTGGTTGTGAGGTGCACCAGTGGCGTCCAGTCGATCAGTCAGAGCGGGCCGCGCGTTCGTGGAATTCTTCCTCGAAGATAATCCACTGAAGCGCGGTCTGACGGTGGCGGAACGCCGCCTCAGGCAGTTCGGTGCGCGGGTGCAAAACATCGGACGGACAGCATTTGCTGCCGGGTTCGGTGGCCTCGCTGCAACCGCTCTGCCCGTCGCTCAGTTGATTGCGTTTGACGATGCGATTCGAATGACCGGTGCGGTGTCGCAGGCCACTGGGGACGATCTGGAGCGATTGAGGAACACGGCCCTTGAACTGGGCCGCACGACCTCATTCACCGCGGTGCAGGTTGCTCAGTTGATGGGCGAACTGGGAAAGGCCGGGTTCAATGTCGACGAAATCGACACGATGACGGCGGCAGTCCTGAATCTGTCTCGGGCATCCGGCACAGACGCTGTGATGTCCGCCGGAATCATGGCCGCCACACTCCGCCAGTTCTCGCTGGGTGCAGAGCACGCGACCCGCGTGGCTGACGTGATGACGTTGGCCGCAAACGCCACCTTCAACAGCGTAGAGCAGCTGGGCGAGGCCCTCAGTTACGCTGGTCCGGTGGCTGCTGATTTGGGGATGTCGCTTGAGGATACGGTGGCAATTCTCGGCACGCTGGGTAACGTCGGAATTCAGGGGACAAACGCCGGAACCGCACTCCGCCGACTTGGCACGATTACCGCCGCAGAGGCGGACAAAATGCGGCAGTTGTTCGGCGTCGAATTTCTTGATGCTGCTGGCAATCTCCGCCCGATGGTGCAGGTTAT